TATTTTTTTGAGCAAAGCGTGAAGTGTGGCACAGAGATGCGAAGCTTCTTCGTACGTCATCCAAAAGTCGCCATTATGCTGTCTAGGCTGAAATTCAGGTGAAAGACGCATCATAAATAGTTCCTGTGTGCCATCGTGCTGAATCAGGATATCTCTCATATAGTGGCCCTCATGCCTTGCAGTAATGCTACCAAACGGTCGTGGCTCTTTCATTTTCAGCCACACCTGCCAACCACAACGCACAACAGCCCGTCCCCAAAGGGGCAAAAAGGAGAACAGTTAATGAGCAAAACGCGCAAGAGATCGTCACAATCGAAAGCAGTCATAGAAGCATCGTTGCAGATGGCTGCCGAGATTGCACAGCAACGTCACACCCTGGAAGCAGCCCGGACAACGGGCGACCGTGAACACCTGAAATCTGCCACCAAAGCAGGGGTAGCCCAGTGAAGAAACCAATCATCTTCAAAAGCTGGTGCCCGGTACAGGATCACATCGAACCGTTGTTGCCCGAGCTAACATTGTCTGAACTTCGCTTGTATATGGCACTTTCTTTCCGGAGTAGGGGCAGAGCAAGAACGGTCACATTCAAGAATCGGGATTTGATGCGGTTAGCAGGCTTGACCAAAAACACCTTGCCATTTGCAAAGCAGGCTCTTATCAAACGCGAATTGATTGATGCGACGAAAGAAGGCAAAGAAACCTATCGATACGAGATTCACGAATCTCGGAGCCATTTGAAGCTTTTGTCTGTTCCTGCCCCTGATTTGAAGGTATGGGCAGTGCCGGTACCTCATGAGGTTTTGTTTCGGACAGCAGTGACTGCACCGGCTGCTACGTCTGCTCCTGCTGCACCTGCTGCTCCTGCTGCTCCTGCACCTGTACCTGTACCGGAAGTCACACCGTCGCCAGAATCGTTGCGGCCTGTGGTAACCCTGGGCACATGGTCCAACCGTTCACCAAAACGGCCAATGTCTCCCCCGGCCCAGCCACCTACCCCACCTGGAACACGTCCTATATGGTCGCCGCACACTGGCAAGGAAGGCACGCAGTCTGTTGATTAGTCCTCGAAATCAGACAAATGGGTGAAAGCCATTGTTCCTCGAAATCAGACAAATGAACGATTTCATTATTCCTCGAAATCAGACTGATTATTCCTCGAAATCAGACAAATGAATTCGCTAAGTCGTTCGCGCCAAAGATACTTAGGGTCTGAATGAGTCGTCTGCACTTCTCTTAAACGGAAATAGTAAACAGAAAACCGTAACTTAAAAACTATAAACAACGTTTGTTAACAGCCCCCTTTATCCCCCAAGACAAGAAACAAAACGTTTTGAGAAGGGATTACCAAAACACAGAGAAGGCAGAACAAAAGCTATAACAGTCTTTCGCGCTCGGGCCGGGGGGGGGGGCTGGACTGCACACTATGCAGTTGCCCATCTGTGCGCAACCACCCACGAAAGGAAACCCATGCTAACCACAACCGACGTTGATGCGCCGACAACAACCCTGTGCCCGCATCTGATCTCGGACGGGCACACAGATCAGCCCCTTGCACTGCTCACCGGCTCCACAACCCTGGAATACCTCTGTCCCACGTGCGTGGCAGATGCAATCGAAAGGCAGCTCGATACCGAAACACCGGAAGCGATTGCCGAGTCCGTTTCCTTCCGGCACTGTGACCACGCCATAGACACCAAAGGCAAGCGCACAGCCTGCGAGCCTTGTATGGCGGGCATCACTGGCGAACTCCTGACAAGATGGGCGCATATACGCCACGTGGACAGGGTACATGCACACCGGTTGCTTCGAGTCCTGCTTAAACTGGGCACATCTCCTGCTGCCAAGCCGCGACAGGCGCGGAAAGAGCGATACCCCGGCGAATTCAAGCGAGACGCAGCAACAAGGGCAGAGCGACGGGCAGCCGGTCTCCGGGTAAAGGCACAGCCAATGACTCGACCACCAGCCATTGCCAGTAAACATCCAACTGAAATCGTCGTTGTGTCCAAGTCGTAGAGCTATACGCAATGAGGCAGCAAGGGGGCAAGGCGCTCGTGGTGGAAGTTTTTGGCACCTCTACCTGTCCCAGTCTTTCGCAGGCGTAACTTTTCCTGCTGCACACTATGCAGTTTGTAACCGCTTTAGAATTGAGAACTCCAAAATAATTTCAACCCTTGTCACTTTTTGCCTCTTTTTCGGGTTTGTTAGTGTAGGCAGGGGTAACGCATCCGGTTACACCTGCCTGAAAATAAAGCTCGACCGCAAGGCGGTTTTTGTCTCTTTTTTCCGTTTATTAGTATAGAGACATTATGCATCCGGTTACACCTGCCTGAAAATAAAGCTCGACCGCAAGGCGGTTTTTGTCTCTTTTTTCCGTTTATTAGTGTAGGACACCACTCGTCTAATTCCATCCCGCACCACCCACTGACAACACACCAACCATCAACGCCCCGCGAACGGGCAGGAGGACTCATGTCCATGACAATCGAAACCAATCCCGTGAAACGTGGCCGTGGACGGCCCCGCAAGTATGCAACCAATGCCGAACGCATTGAAGCCGAAGCAGCCCGCCGTGCCGACAAAGCCGCACTTGCAGCAATCGCCAAGCGAGATAAGGACGACGCATTAAAGAAACCGATTGAAATCTTACTGGTCACGGTCACGCAGGCAGCCCAAGCCCTGCAAGTGAGCGAACGCACGATCTGGAATCTGTTTCACAGCGGTGCCCTGCCGTATGTGCAGATCAGGGGCACACGTCGGATCATGCTTGACGAACTTAAACAATTTGCCAGCACAGGCACTCAGGAGCACCAGCGTGATTCCCATGAGCTATATGCTTCGTAAAATCCTCTGCGCGTCCATGTTTGTGCAGGTGCCCGACTAATGCCTGATCTTAACAGTGTCATTATGAAAGGTGCGATTGGAAGTCTTCCCTCTGCATCCATACCAGGTCGTCTTTACTTTGCGACCGATACGCTTGTGATCATGCGGGACAACGGAACTACTTGGGATGATGTCACACCGGGTAGTGCTACAGTGTCTGTTCACTTCGCTATTCCTAATGGAACCGTTGGCACGGGTGTGGCTTTGTTGGATGAGGCACCACGTTCCGGGGCCGTTAGCAAGTGTGTTGTGATTGTGACAGCATCAGATGCAACGGTTGGATTGAGTTTTCGAATCAAGAAGAACGGTACCGATGTGTTCTCCACCGACCCCACCGTGGCGGCGGCGACCGCATCCGGCACCATCATCACACTTACCACCCTAACTTCCACACCATTACCCATTGCGGCGGGTGATGTGTTTTCGATTGACATCCTCACTGGTAGTCAATCGTGGCAGTTCACAACCAAGTTGCTATAAAGCATAAAGGAGATTTCATGGCAGTATTGTGGTGTGGTGGCGAGGATATTGATTTCCCGAACGGCATTCCTCCTACAGTAGTTACTACGAGTGGAACATTTCGTGCGGGGTTTGGTCGTTGCTCCCTATCCTCTTCAGCGGGACTCATGAGAAGCATGCTCTTTCCAAGTGGCTCAGTGACTTCTGCATGGTTAACTTTTTATTGCAGCGTAGGCAGCTATGGCGACAGTGCTCCGCTGGCGTGTGGGTTGTGTGCAAGCGGGTCTTCAAGTGGTATCTTTGTTGGCTTCAATGCAGGTACAGGTGCTGTCAGTCTGAACACTTTTGACGGCACAACGACGGTAACCTTAGCCACTTCTGCGGCCAATTATGTACTTTCCGGTTCTTTCCATCGCTTTGATGTCCAAGTCAGTAACTATGGTGCTTCCGGCACGGTCACTGTTTATGTTGACGGTGCGCAGATTCTAACCTACACAGGTAACATTGCTGTCTCCGGTGTAGCCTCTCTTGGTAGCGTTGGGTCTTTCATTGCCTATCCTTATAACATGTTGTCCGAATTCATCGTTGCAGATGAACCTACACTTGGTTGGCAGGGATTGGTCACTCTCGCCCCGAATGGCAATGGTGCGACACAAAACTGGACAAATCCCGCTTACACAAATATCAACCCGATCACTATCGATGACGCCAATAGTGCCTATGTCAACACAACGGGGCAGGATGAGCAGACTACGGACATAGCAATCCCGGGTGGTTCGTTTGCGATCAAAGCCGTGAAGGTCGTTGCACGTGCATCGGCAACGGCGGGGGCTGCTTCAACGAATCTTAAGCTTGGTTTTAATAATGGCTCTACTGTGGCAGTGAATCCTTCGCATGCCGTTTCTTCCGCTTTTGAACCCTATGAGGATTACTTCACACTCGACCCAACCACAGGGGCAGCATGGACGACGCTTACTGGCTATCAGCTTGATTTAAGGAGCGCATAGAGTGAGCACGGGCACAGGTTTGAATGTTTCCAAAGCACAGGCATATGCCGTTCTCACGAAGCCTGTTGCTCTCAATGTTTCCAAAGCACAGGCATATGCCGTTCTCACGAAGCCTGTTGCTCTCAATGTTACCAAGGCTCAAGCATATGCGGTGCTCACAGCCGTTAACACGTCGCCACCATCGTGGGGATTGTTCACTTTTGCAAACGGTGTTGTCGGTGCGTCTCAGACTCAAACGTTCTCTGTTAGCGGCGCATCCCCTGTGACGTTCTCTCTCACATCCGGTGCACTGCCGTCAGGTCTCACACTCTCCTCACCTGGTGGGACAGTGGGTGTTATCAGCGGTACACCGACCACAGCGGGCACATATACTTTCACGTTGACGGCAACAAATTCCTATGGTTCGGCCAGTCAGTCATTCTCAATCACGATTATCTCACCAGGGTCGATTTACATTACCCTGTTTGGCGTTCAGTGGCCAAGTGGAATAGTTGGCGTCGCTTATTCAGAAACTGTGAGCGTTAACGGTGGTACATCCCCATACACGTATTCTGTGTTGTCTGGGAGTCTTCCGGCCGGACTCAGTTTGAATACGGGCACAGGCGTTATCAGCGGTACACCGACCACAGCGGGCACATCCACTTTCACGATACAGGCTGTAGACAGTAGCAGCTATGTGGGTTCTCAGTCTTTCTCAATTACCGTTGCCATACCGATGCCAACGGGTACCAATTACTGTTTGATCTATTGATTTTCCGCATAAAAGGACAAATGAAATGAAACTAGATTTAACGACACACGACGCCTTGATACAGATTGCAGGCGACTCGCACAAAGGGCTGTGGGCGTCACAAGCCTTCAGCCGGACTAACAAATTCACGGTGCGGACTGCGGGACAACTCCCAACGTCTGCATCATTGCATACACTCGAGATTGTCGCGTTAACCACTGCCCTTCGTTCGATCACCAAGGGTATGGCAGCCAAACTGATTCAACGTGGCATGACGAAGCCACGGATATTAGTTGGCACCTCTGATGCCTCATTCGCAGGTGCGATACAGGGGTTGCTTGTTGGAGATCGTACAGCCCCGTTACTTAGGGCTGGACGCAATTTCTTGTCGATTGCTGCTTATCAACTGACAAGATTCAGCGTTGAAATACGGACACCGGAACCCGGTGACACTTCGATTCTTGTTCTCAAGGGCTGGGCACAAAATCACGTCACCGACCCGAAAGTGATAAAGCATATTCCGGGCCTTGAACCGTCTGCTGTGTCACAAGTCTGTGGTTTCACAAGTCTTCTAAGCCGTTTCTAACCGTTGGGTGCGGTTATCATGTTACGACCGCACCCGTACACACAGGATGTTTTCAAGCTACAGACATAGCCCGAATCAGTCGGGTACTCGCTGGCCATAACGTGGCATCCTGTTTCATTTTCCAAAGATTGAAATACGAGGGAATCCCCACATAGGAAGTGATTTTAGTCTCGTCACTTTTGTCAAGGATTCCAACGTGCCACGGTTGATGATTTATTGTCCCGTGGCATCATGGGCAGATACATAATCGTTTCCATCAATTTTCGGTTGTGGTCTCTGCCCATCGATTTTATAAAGATTCGTTCGCCGTTCATGTCCTCCTGCCTCTGGTTTCGGTTCGGGGTCCTCCGGTAAACGAATGCAGGGCTGGTGGTCTTAATCGGCTGCCAGCCCTGCTCAAGATTTGATGTCAGTACATGACCCCTAAAAGAGTTCCATCCCGTATGGCGCTAACCACACAGGATGGAAGGTTAAACCGCTGTCACCTATCGGCCAAAGTAGAAGGCTAGGATCAAGGCACTTATGGCCTTAATGATCACAGACAAAGGGACTAGAGCGGTGGTTAAAAGCTCCCAGAAGGAGCGGTTGTTAGGCGTTGACATTACTACCCACTTTCATCCTCCGGGTTGATTCCCGGAGATGGTACTACCGCGTAGCGGATGAGATCGCTACCGGGTTGGTTTAATCCTACCAAGTGACGGGAAACAATATATAAACCGTATAAACTGAGACTCAAAACCTTTCGGTGATTAGTTCGCTGTTCATGTAGAGGATTTGCAAAAGATTCGTCCCGCATTCGACACGGGACGGATAGTCGCACGGGATGCAGCTTTCATCTTGTGTGATGTGTTGATGGGTGATGAGTGCTGACGGATTGCGAGTGTTTGCGGTTTTGGGCTTGCGACCGTCAGCACACGGGGCTGTGACCATTGCCAACCGATTTGCCCGTGAAGAAAAGGGAGAATGCATCAATGAGCGACAGCGCAAAGGATTTTGAGACACAGTTGGCAGCGACACGTGGGTTTCTTTCTCATTGGCTCATGCCGGAACTCTCCCGGCCATCTGCACAGAGCCACGAATTCTTAGAACTGATACTGGATGTTCTGAAAGTATACGAAATAGAACTTGGCCGTCAGATTGAAGGTGTCCTAGCAACAAAAGACTGGTACACCGTTCTAACGATCCATTCGATTACCTCACTTCACCTCAGAAATCAATTAGTAGAGCTGAAGGCAGAACTGGCAGCATATGACCCACAGTTAAGTGAGCCGATGACAATCGATGAAATGATTGTCCGACTGCTGTCAGACGCACATACATTGTTTGCGGATTCCATAAACGAAATCGGCCAGTATTTAGATCAGCAATCTCAGTTTGGACGGCTCGACAATCTTATGTAGGCGATTGCTTGACAGCACCTTTGCACACTGTGCAGTGGGCGACAACATTATATGGAGAATCACATTGGCAAACAAAAATGGATTATCAGTGAAGGTTGACATTAAGGGGCTTGACGGCGTCGTGGAAAAGATGCGCGAACTAGGACCAAAGTTAGCACGTCGGGGAATGCGCAAAGCACTGACCAAAGTCGGTGACTACTGGGTAGACGAGGTCCAAAGCAGAGTTCCGGTAAGTTCTGGAGACCTGAAAGATTCCATCGTTAAAAAGGTCACAACACGGAAAGACAAGAACGGCGAAGTAGGTGGCACTGTATCAGTGGGTCCAAGATATGATGGCCGTGGCTCACAATCTCCTGGTGTTTACGGGATGTTCATTGAATTCGGTGTGAAGTCCAGCAAAAGCCCTCTCCGTGCAGAGGGCCAGCCATTCATGCGTCCGACATTTGATTCGACGAAAGAAACGGCAGTAGAAATTTTTAGTAAAACGTTGAAAAATGTGCTTGAAGAAATCGCAAAAGGGCGATAGGCAACCCGCGAAGCCACATAAACCAAACACTCAGGAGGATTGACTCACTTGACTATCGACATGGACACAGGTGCTGCAATCCTCACGGTGACCAGCAAGACACATGGCACATTTCAGGTTCTGGTGGACGTAGAGGACTGGAAACGAATCAGTGAACACACATGGTCTGCTATGAGGCAACCGGCAGGCGTCTGCTCCTCCGATGGCAAGACACGACACTTCAATGATTACATTTATTTTGGGACACGGATTAGACAACCAGACGGTAGGTACAAGGCAGTTCAACTGCACCGATTCATAATGGGTAACCCGGCTGCCATGGTAGGCAATCAACCACACGATTACTTTGATTGCCGAAAATCTGCATTCAGAGCAGGAGCACGAAAGCAAGTTAACGAGCGGATGCGGAAGACAATCCGGTGCACGTCATCACGTTTCAAGGGTGTGAGTTGGATCATTAGCAGGAGACGGTATCAGGCTTCAATCTCAATCGATGGCAGGATGAAGAATCTCGGACGTACCTACACAGAGGAACAGGCTGCTCGGGTCTACGATATTCACGCCCTGGCTAACTATACGAACCCGTTGACTAACTTTCCCATTGAAGACTACGCGGGCATTGACCTTACCCCGTATGCGGTCACCGTGATCGGCGCATCTGGTCCCGCACATCCACTGCCACGGAAAGGCAGTGAACGGATGACTATACTCAATCGGGAGACCTCGTTGCCGCGTTACATGAATCGCAATCGTGTTGCAACTCGTTGATATCAAATAGGAAAGTGATCTATACCCAACGGGGGTATGGGGGGTCAAATAGTCTCAGGATTTTTCTAGCCCGGAACCGCCGCACAGCTTCCGAGGCGCGACCGCGAAATGAATATCTTACCCCCCTAGGGTATAGTTGGCTCGTAACCATCTGATTTGTCATAGATTTATACAGAAATCAATAGATAGAAACGGTCTCATAACTCGAAGAAATGTGCGCCTAACTGGCTTTAACTACCTTACTTCAATGAGGATAACACCGTTTGCATCCGCAATCAAGAACAATCTTGAACACCACGGCGAATTTGCCCTGACGAACTTTCCTGTGAGCGATTACCTGCAAGCAGCCGCGTAGATCACCCATAACACCCACCCCAATAAGGAACCCCATTACATGAAGAAACAGAAAGGCTCACAGAGCCGGAAGAGAGAACTGCGCACATACACCGCTGCGCAACCGTTGACCGTGCGCACCACACCAGATGGCAGTAAGCAGGTGGCAGGTTATGCAATCGTATGGAACTCACCGTCAGTCGATTTAGGTGGGTTCACCGAAATCTGCGCACCGTCGATGCTGGACAGAACGCTGAAAGAGAACCCCGATGTCCTGGCACTCAGGGACCATAAGCAAGAGTTGCTTATTGGCCGTACGACAGCCGGAACATTGGACCTAAAAACGGATTCAACCGGCCTCGCGTTCGTTGTGACACTTCCGAAAACTGCAATCGGTGACGACACAGCAGAGAACGTCCGGCTTCGTAACCTAACAGGTGTTTCGTTCGGGTTCTCTACCGTCGATGATTCATGGGCAGCGGATTCCGGCGGAAGCGTCGTGAGAACTTTGCTGGACATTGACCTTTTTGAGATTTCCGTAACGTCATTCCCGGCCTATAACAGTTCAAGTGTAAACACAAGATCGTGCCCAGTCGAGTTGCGCAAAAGGCTCAAGGATGATCTGGACGACGATGATGACGATTCGGACGATTTGGATGATTCGGACGATGATTCGGACGATGACGATGATGACGACAATGACGAATGTCGTTGTATGTGTCCGGCTTGTGTGACGGACGACTGCGTACGTTGTACTCAGCGTGATTGCAGTGATGTGAACTGTGAAGCCTGTCCTGCACAAGATGGTTTGCGCAGTGACCGGATACGAATTCGCAGACTGTTTGCTCACCGTCATGCAGTCTGACCACACCCAACAAAGTTTGATGTAGCTTTACGAAAAACCAATCTGAGCTACCTCCAAGGGGTAGGTCTGAGTTTCTCCCATGCGAGAGATTCAGCCCTGCCCCTTTGCTATTTACACACCACGCAGGCAGTTTCTGACCTGCTGCCCACACACCCAACCCCCACGCAAGTGGAGAAAGCATTACAACCTATATGGATTTGATTCAGTTAAAAGATAAGCGCGACAAACTGTTGACCGATATGCAGGCGATTGCCGTGAAGGGATTCACTGCTGAGAGCCGTACGCAGTTCGATGCAATGGACAAGGATGTCCGCGCAGTTGAAGAGGACATCAAGAGATCAGAACGCGTTGCAAGTATCGAAGCAGAGCAGCGCAGCTTTACTCCTTCGCCTCGTCCTGGCATCGGCGAGAACGCTGGTGGACAGGACATCGAAAAGCGCAAGAAAGATTTTAGCAAGGCGTTTCAGCAATACGCACTGCGAGGGCTTGGCGGTGTCGCGCCTGAGCAGAGGGCGTTGCTCACAACCTCTGACGCAACGGGCGGAGCGCTTATCCCGCAAATTTTTAGCGGCGTATTGGTCGATGCTGCCAAGTTCTACGGTCCCGTCGCAACGAAGGTTGCGCAGAAGGTCACCGATAGAAATGGTTCACCAATGAAAATTTCGCTGAATAATGACACGGCAAACGGTCTGGTGCTGGTTGCGACAGAAGGTACTTCGTCTCCTGCTGAGACTGATCCTACATTCGTGAGCGCAATTCTGAGTGTCGATACCGTGAGCGGTGGCTTAGTCAAAATTTCATTCAATGAGCTAGAAGACTCCAGCTTCGATCTGGATACGTTCATCCGTGAAAAGTTCTCTATCCGGTATGGTCGCGGTCTGGAAACGGCTATCACCGTTGGTAAGGATACGGCTGGCACCACTCTGCCGAATCAGACTACTGGTGGATTGCTGGCTTCTGCCACTGTCGGCACGACCACAGCGACACTCGCCGGTGGCATCGCGTGGACTGATCTGACGACTGCGTTCGGTGCGCTGGACGCGGCCTATATCAACCCGAATACAGCTTGGGTGATGAATACAACGAGCCGTGCCACGTTGCTTGGAGAAAAAGATGGATTTGGTCGTTAACAAAAGTGGCGACCCTGTTGCAGCAATGCAACCGCAACAAATTAGGTGAACTTGGGGAACATCCCAACGCTCGCAAGAGCAGTGGACAATCCCAAACGAAGCTGCGAAAGCAGAACGCTTAACGACTATCCCGAAAGGGAGTAGGAACCAAGTGGTTCCGAAGCGCCTAACATCCCAAGTGGATGAAGATATAGTCTGACCTTCTCAGGAATGAGAAGAGGTGTGATGGCAACGATCATACCGCAACATAAGTGCCCTTCTGGACTCCCGACCCATCTGCTGATGGCCCTTTCTCGAAACTACTTGGTTACGACGTTGTGATGGATCAGGCCATGCCGAATATTGGTGGTGCGAATGCAACCCCGATTCTATTCGGTGATCTTTCGAAGAGTTACATGCTTCGGACAGACGGTTCCCCATCGATCCTCAGATTAAATGAAAGGTATGCAGACACATTAGAGGTCGGGTAGAAATAAGTGCCCCCTGTCACAGCGATGTGGCTTGAACAAACTATGCGAATTCGGTGGAACCCCTTTGGAGATTTTGTACAGCCCAAGGGCAATACCGAGCTAAGCTCACGGAGCATTGTGAGAAAGTGTAACGACTAGGACGTGACTGTCCGTAGGGAACAAGTGTTCTCGAAGTGCATAGGCACTCAGTGATGAGTGCAAGATATAGTCTGATCTGTAGGGCGACTTACAGAGGTGTGGTGGCAACGACCACACCGTAACACGAATGTCTTTCTCTATACCAGAATCGGCGGAATCTCGCTGAACGCTGGAATCAGCCCGCTGGTAAGTATTAAGCAAGCCGCAAGCTGATAACACTCGCAAGACTCGACAACTCAAAGGGCAGGCTCTTCACCGGGTCTGCCCTGTTGTGTTTTTGTTTCACACTGAAAGGAATCCATGCCAGCATCGAAGATCGTCGAAATCGGTTCGTACACGGTCACCTTGGATGCAGAGGACGTTAGACGGGTGAAGTCTCGCAAGTGGAAACCAGTTCCATCGTTCAACCTCCTGAATTTCGTGACCAATCACGGTACCGAAGCAAATCCATATTTTGAGTTTTTGACACACTTCATTGCACAGGCGAAGCCACATGAGTTCGTCACGATCATCGACCGCAGCAACGGGGGATTGAACCTTACAAAGGCGAATCTCAAGGTGAGCCGTTGATTCGTGTGGGCAAACAATTCGACGACGCAAAAGATTGATTCTTCCCTTCTCCAGCCTTAACCGGCAAAGGAGAAGGGTCGTCTTTTTGTTGCTTTCAGCCCTGACAGCCTCAAGGACGAATCCGGGGTATCTCAGCCTCACCTGAACGCTAGGAACGGCTCCACAGTCGTTGTAGAGGCAGGAATCAGGCTCTCATTGCTAATTTTCTTCCCAACCAAACCTAGGAGACCATTTGACTACCCAACCACCCACTCAGCCTTTTAAAGGTGTCATTGAAACCATGATGAAGGAGAACGATTCACTCTTTGAGCCGATTCTCACGGCAGAGGAAGCCGCGTATCATCTTCGCATTCACGTAAAGACTATTCAGAAACTTGCACGTGAGGAGAGAATCCCCTGCGTACGCATGGGCAAATATTGGAGATTCCGTCTCTCTGCCCTTGACCATTGGGTGACGACACAGCAGAATCAATCTAGCCAGCCGTTTCGTGTGAAGTGACGAGGAGAGAAAACCTTGAAATTCACGCGCAATCGGTATCAAAAAGGGAGCCTTAGAAGAGTGTCTAGGAAGTCTGGTGCTGATGTCTGGGAATATCGATTCCGCAACCACGCGGAACCGGGAAGCCCCATGCGCCAGATTACGCTCAGTGCCCTTGAATATCCGTCCGAGACCAAAGCCCTTGTTCGTTTGCAAGAGCAGTTACTGCGCATCAATGGCCCTGAAGCCTTCAGAGCGCAGAATAAACCGACTCTGGGTTTAGTTATCGACCGGTTTTCAAAAGAAGAGCGTATCGATGACATTGTGAAACAGAAACCGGGACAGACCACCTTAACGGATGGCCTTTCCTACAGCACAGCAGCCGGGTACCAAAGCCGCCTTAAGAAGTACATCAAACCCCGTTGGGGAAGCACCCTGTTAGCCGATTTCAAAGCACTCGAAGTCACCGAGTGGCTCAAGTCGTTGCCGCTGGCACCTAAAACACGTGGACACCTGAAGGCTCTCCTGCATCTGCTGTTTGAGCGTGCGATGTTGTGGGAGTTGATTGACACACAACGCAACCCGATTGAGTTGGTGAAGATCAAAGGCGTCAGCAAGCGTCAGAAGAGACCACAGACACTTTCTCCAGAGCAGTTTCAGGAGATGCTTGCTCTTCTGAGAGAACCGTACAGGACGATGGCAATCGTTGCGATGTGCACCGGTCTGAGAGCCTCTGAACTTCTGGCTCTCCGTTGGGAACACATCGACTTCGAGGCTGGAGCGATGCTGGTGCAACAGGGTGCTGTCAACGGGCGCATCGGGAGAGTCAAAACCGAAGCGTCACACGACGAGGTACCGCTTGACCCTGCATTCGCTGAAGTCCTGCTGAAGTGGAAGGGCGACAGAACTGAGGGGCTTGTTTTCCCGTCACCTGTCACCGGTGGCTGCTTTCATGCGGGGATACTCCAGAGGAAGATTCTCAGACCGACCGGCGAGAGAATCGGCGTATCTCGTTTGGGCTTTCACACCTTTCGGCACGCCTATCGTTCACTTCTGGACGAGACCGGTGCTCCGATTGGTGTACAGCAAAAACTCATGCGACACAGCAATATTTCCACGACGATGGACATCTACGGGGCTTCGACGCTTCGAGCCAAGCAGCAAGCCAACTCAAAAGTAGTTGAGATGGTGATGACAAAAAAGCCGCAAACTGGAGTGCAGTCTGCGGCCTAGTCGTTATTGTGGGGTTCTGTGGGGTTGTTGTTTCGATTCGTCTTCGCTAAGTTGTTGAAATCGCTGGTGGCGGAGGGCAGGATCGAACTGCCGACCTTGGGGTTATGAATCCCACGCTCTAACCATCTGAGCTACTCCGCCGAAAGGGGCCGCGACACTTTGGCCACACCAACCTAGATGATACGGGGGGTTGGATTTGGGGTCAAACCTGGACGGGTGAACTGTCGGGGTTCGCAGGCCGCGAAAATGAGCACGGCGCGCCCTCTGCTGTAGACTCGCGTGCATGAGCAAGTTGCGTATCGCCGGGGTCATTCCGGCGCGGCTCGCCTCAACGCGGCTCAGCCGCAAGGTGTTGCGTGAGATTGCCGGTCGGCCCATGGTGGAATGGGTCTGGCGCGCAGCTGAATCCAGCGGGCTGATGGACCCGGTGGTGGTGGCGACGGATTCAGAAGAAGTGGCCGCGGTGTGCCGGGCGCGCGGTGTTCCGGTAAGGATGACCTCGGAGAGTTGCTCAAGCGGGTCTGACCGCGTGCGGGAAGTGGCTTGCGCCATCGACGCTGACATTTACGTGAACATACAAGGCGACGAGCCGACGCTGACGGCGGAGTTTTTTCGGCCGCTGCTGGCACTTTTTGATCGTCCCGAAGCGGATGTGGCCACGCTCGCGGTGCGTTGTCCTCCAGAGGAATTCGCTGACCCCAACGCCGTAAAAGTGGTGACGGCGGTGGATGGGCGCGCGCTGTATTTTTCGAGAGCCACGATTCCATTTGACCGGGACCTAACGGGGTTTGCGGAGTACCGGAAACACCTAGGGATTTATGGGTATCGAAAAGCCGCGCTGGAACGGTTTGCAGCGCTGAAGCCATCGCCCCTGGAGAAGGTGGAGCGCCTGGAACAGCTGCGGCTGCTGGAAAATGGAATCGCGGTGTATGTAGCAGAGGCGCCGGACGACACGATTGGCGTGGACACCGAGGACGATTTAGGGCGAGCCGAGGCGATACTGCGGAAGCGCGTTTGAGCCGGGGAATCGGCGAAGACAAGACCGCAAGCGGATCTCTGACATGGGAGAATCCGAATTGCGCGCAAGAATCGGATGGCGCACCAAGTCGCAATCGGCGACGATGGTTTTCGTGAACAACAAATTCCAATTCGCAAAAGTTCAAAATAACAGACCCGCTTTTGATTCCGAGGCAGCGTGGCAACAGGTTTTGAGCCGCGACCCATCGGCACATTTCTTCTATGCGGTCGCTACGACGGGTGTATTCTGCCGGCCAGACTGTACCAGCCGACGACCTCTCAAGGCCAATGTGCGCTTCTTCCACTCCACAGATGAAGCGCAGGCCGCCGGGTTTCGTCCTTGCAAGCGCTGCCGCCCTATGACCGAGGCGAGCAGACCTTTAGACAGAATCCGCGCTTATATTGAAGCTCACGTCGATCGGCCTGTGCGGCTTGCGGAGCTAGGCCGTGTGGCGGGTCTCAGCCGCTTCACCGCACAGAGGCTCTTTAAACAGGCGATGGGAGTGAGTCCCTTGCAGTATCAGAGGGCGCTGCGTGCGAGCAGTCTGCGTGGCGCGCTAAAGAATGGAGACAGCGTGACTGATGCCATTTACAACGCGGGGTTCGGCTCTTCGAGCCGCGCGTATGAGGGCGCGCAACTGGGCATGACTCCGGCGCGGTTTGCCAAGGGAGGCAAAGGCGAACAGATTGGCTGGGCCACTGCCCGCACGCCTTTTGGCTGGGTCGTGGTGGGGTCCACCGGACGGGGTCTCTGCTGGCTGGCGCTCGGATCAACGTCGGCCGAGGCTGAAGCCAGCCTTCGCGAAGAGTTCCCGCTGGCGATGCTGCGCCGCGATCCATCTCTGTCACGACTTGTAGAGGCGGCGCTGGAGAGTGTGCGCGATGGATCAGACCTCGATCGGAACCGGTCCACCCCGGAGTTGGACCTGCGCGGTACGGTCTTCCAACTGCGGGTGTGGCAGGCGCTGCGCCAGATCCCGCGTGGCGAGACAAAGAGCTATAGCCAGTTAGCCAGGGAGTTAGGCGATCCTAAGTCAACGCGAGCCGTCGCGCGTGCGTGCGCCACCAATCGCGTAGCGCTGGTGGTGCCGTGCCATCGTGTAGTGGGCGTGAGTGGCTCCCTTACCGGGTATCGCTGGGGAGTTGAGCGCAAGCGGCAACTGCTGGATGCAGAGAGCCGGTGAATTTTCACTGTGGTGTCGTTTCGCATCAGTTGCCGATCGGTTAAAGAATGTGACTTTCGGGATGCGTACTCATCGTTCGATTGATAAATGGCACTTAGGGGACTGCTTTCGGAGGGCCTCGCCGCCGCTCCAGCGTTCAGATGAGTTGTCGAGGATTGAAATCGGGTTGGCTAAGTCCTTGTTTCCGGTGGGCTAACCTGCGCGCGCGCCCCCTCAACCTGCTAGTCGCTCCGGTTGCTCTACGAAAGCTGACACATTCTCTGACATAGCGGAGGCGCTGGTAGGGATCTGGATGCGGGGGAGAGACGAGGAAGGCACGTGCAGCGGCGGCAGCGCTCCATCCAGACCGCTACGCCGCCTCCCTGAGAAGCCTTTGCATTCAACAAGCTCCACCTGGATTGTTATAATCAGCCCTGAGCATGGAGTTATTCCTCAATTTCACCTGGATGATTGTGGCGATTATCAGCGGATGCCTTTGGCTTCGGCTGGGGCGCCGGGCCATTGCGGACCGACGTATGTCGTTCGTCGGCCTGGTGATGCTGATCGTCATTCTGTTTCCCGTCATTTCAGTCAGCGACGACTTATGGTCAATCCAGAATCCCGCGGAAACGGACACTTGCCAGCGCCGTGACCACCTGGCTTCAAGTCATCACTGCCTCTTCCCGGCATTAACCGCCCTGCCTCAGCCTACGTTTGCCGAGCTCAATTTTGAGTTCCGTCATCTCGATGCGCTGTTTGAGATCCCCTCTCGCGCTGTGGACAATCCCGCCCTCTTCCCTATCCAGAATCGCCCTCCTCCCGCAGCCTGATCGCTCCGTCTCCAATTCGATCCAATCTGTAATTTCCTTTCCTTGCGACAGTCGCCGTGCGAAACACGGCGTAAAGGATGCGTATGAAGCAGATATTCTGCTCCGGGGCTGCTCCGGCTGTGGCTGCATTGACCCTCTTCGTGGCGGCAGTCTGTCCAGCCCAGCAAAGCCTGACGTGGGACCAGGCGAAGGCGAAGTTTGAAACCGCCAATCCTGCGCTGAAGGCCGATGCGCTGAGCGTGGATGAGATGCACGCCGAAGAGATAACGGCGTATCTGCGCCCCAATCCGCAGTTCACTGGGT